GTGATGACACAGGTGAGCGCATAGGCAAGATATTAGACACAGTAGATTTTCCAAACAGTTTAAGGTCAATAGAGACTGGCAACTCATTATGTCAGGCTGACCCTGCTACAACTCGCACAGCCTTAACTGCAATTATCAATGCAGAATTTTCAGAGCAGGGTGCGTTCTATATGGACGCCGAAGGTCAAGCAGTATTTAAGAACAGAGCCAGCACTATTTCGTCAGCTGGTGGCACACCTATTGAGTTCAATCAGACAGGCGACATACCCTACAAAAATCTAAAGTTTGCCTTTGACGACAAGTTAATTATTAACCAAGCCACTATTACCCGTATTGGTGGTACTGCTCAATTTGCTGAGGACGCAGGTAGTGTGGCTACTTACTTCCCACACAGCGTTAACTACAATGATCTAGTCGTGCAGACAGACACAGACGCAAACAACATTGCCCGTATCTATGTGGCTACTCGATCAGATACTACTATCCGTATTGACGAAATGACGGTGGACTTATTGGACACAGCTGTGCCTACTGGCACAATGTTAGACATTGACTATTTTCAAAATGTTGATATATCCAATATCCAGCCTGACGGGTCAACTATCACCAAGAACTTGCAAGTGCAAGGTGTTGCTTGGGATATAACCCCCAACCGCTGGTTGGGTACTTTTACCACACTTGAACCAATCACAGACGGGTTTATCATAGGTAACACCACTTATGGCGTCCTCGGTGATGATATACTAAGCTACTAAGGAGTAATACAATGGCAACAGGTTTTCCAGCTTCAACGGGTGATGTCCTCTCAGCTGCAATGTTTAACGGGCTTGTGACCTTCACAGCAAATGCACAGTCAGGCGCTACTTACACAGTAGCCAATACAGACCTTTATCAAGCGTTGGTTATCACAACAAACGCTTCAACCAAGACTGTAACCATTGCCCCTGATTCAACTCTTACAGCTGCCGCAGTCGGTTCAGCAATTACCTTTCTAAACACAGGCGCAGGGTTGTTAACCTTTGCTGCTGGTGCAGGTGTAACTATTGCTTCAGCTGGTGCAGCACCAACAGCACCAACCTTGGCACAATACAAGAGCTGTGTGGCTGTTCGCACCGCAGCAAACACTTGGGTTATCACAGGCGCAATAGCCTAATGATCGGCAATATTGCAGCTGGTATTTATGGCACAGGTGCGCCACCGATTCCGCCAAGTTCTTACGAATCAATAGCCACAGCCACAGTAGGCTCAGGCGGCACACCTTACATTGATTTTACTTCTATACCTTCTGGCTACAAGCATTTACAAATTAGAGCAAGTTACACAACAAACACCGCTGCTACTAACCTTTACTTAACAATGAACGGCTCAACAAACTCAACCTACTACCATTATCTAATTGGTGACGGCGCAGTTACAGGTGGTGGAACTACTGGTAATTTATTTACTATTCAATGGGGCAATACATTTAATAACCGCTATGGGTTAATAACGGATATTTTAGATTATGGTTCAACTACAAAAAATAAAGTAATTAGAACGCTTGGCGGAATTGATAATAATGGCACAGGCGGAGTTTATTTAGGTTCAAATCTTTATTCTACAACAAGTGCTATTACTTCTATTCGTATTGGTGCTTCAGTCAATTTGTCTCAATATTCATCTTTTGCCTTATACGGAATAAAGGACTAACATGTCATCAACTTATGAACCGATAGCGACTAATACTTTGGGTAGTGCTACTACAACAGTAACTTTTAGTTCTATCCCTTCTACCTATACTGATTTAATTATTGTTGTTAATGGTGCTGCTGCAAGTGGTGGTAATAATCTTGGTATTAGATTTAATACAGATTCAGGAAGTAATTACTCAACAACTCGTATGCAGGGAAATGGGTCATCTGCAACTTCAGACAGAGTAAGTTCAACTTTTATTTATGGTAATTCATTGCCTACCACATTGGGTAATGGTAACAACATTATTCAAATTCAAAACTATGCAAATACAACTACATACAAAACTGTATTAACAAGAAATAGTAACCCAGCATCAGTAGTAGGAACAACAGTTGGTTTATGGCGTGGTTCTACTGGTTCTGCTACTGAAGCAATTACATCTATTTCTTTATCTCCTGAGTTTTCTGTTAATTGGGTATCAGGCTCAACCTTCACTCTTTATGGAATTAAGGCAGAATAATGGCTACTACATATACGCTTATTGATAAGGGTGAAGTTGGTTCAGGTGGTTCATCAGCCATTACTTTCACTTCAATTCCTTCAACCTACACAGACCTCAAACTGGTATTTACTGGCAGAATAACTGCAAACTCAGGTATTGACGCAACCGCGTTAAATATGAAAATAAATAATGTCAGCACAGATAGATCATGGCGAAATGTTGAAACGTATGGAACAAGTTCTAGTGTATTTTCATTTAACAATACAAATGATCAAATTGCAGCAATTGGTGGCGGAACAGGTCAAACCGCTGATACATTTTGTAATTTAGAGGTTTACTTTCCAAATTACGCAACTGCTAATTACAAATCTTATTCCATAGATTTTGTTAATGAAACTAACTCATCTACAAAAGAACTTATATTACACGCTGGCTTATGGTCATCAACTTCAGCCATTAACGAATTGTCTGTTTATTCATCAGGACAAACACTTGCTCAATATTCAACCGCTTACCTATACGGCATTAAAAACTCATAAAGGAGAAACATGACAAAACCAACTAAACTAATCATCAACTGCGAAACTAAAGAGCAGATTGAGGTTGAACTAACTGATGAGGAAATTGCACAGTTAGAGGCAGACCGAGCAAAGTCACAAGCAGACAAAGCACAAGCTGACGCTGACGCTGCTATCAAGGCTGAAGCTAAGGCTGATCTACTAGCCAAGTTAGGTATCACAGCTGAGGAAGCTGCTTTACTACTTTCCTAATGAAGCCATGGTTGTCCAAATCCGCAGTACAGCTGCGTGAGCAGATCGATGATAATTACGCAGGTCGTAGCAGGCGCAGCGATGGGTGGGTGGCTGATTTGCGTCACCAACAGGCAGGTAAGTCAGACCATATACCTGACCCGAAGTCCAACGGCGTCGTTAGAGCTATTGACATTGACGCTAGCCTTTCTGACAACCGAGGCGATTCAGCATATTTGGCAGATCAGCTTAGACTCTACGGGAAAAATAGTGGACGCATATCTTATGTAATTCACTTAGGCAAAATTGCTAGCCCTGTACTCGGTTGGCGCTGGCGTAAGTACAAAGGGTTTTCACCTCATAACCACCATATTCATATCAGTTTTAACAAGGCTTCCGATAATGACAGTACCTTTTTTGACATACCACTACTAGGGGGCAAAATATGAAATCAAAACATTGGGCAATGATTAACAGCTATGGACGATCAGCCTTTGTTTGTCTAGCCACAATCTATGTAACACAACCTGACCTTGCACCTTCAGAGTTATGGAAAGCATTTGCTGTTGCTTTCATTGCACCTTTACTGCGTGCATTAAATCCTGATGACACACAGTTTGGCATAGGCGCAAAAGAGTAATGACAGCGGTAGAAATTGCCGCTATCTGTGCCGCAATAACAACTGTATTTACTGGCTTTGCAATAGGACTTAGGTTCTTAGTTAAGGGCTGGTTAAATGAACTTAGACCCAATGGAGGGTCAAGCATAAAAGATCAGATCAATCGCTTAGAGCGGCGTGTTGATGACCTATTTGTCATACTATCAAGAGACAATTAAAACATGGCAGCCAAAAAGAAACCTGTACGCCGTCGTAAGTCAGTAGCTCGTAGAGAAACTACTGTCTTAGATCAGCGAGCCATTGTGTATCATGAGTGGTTTTTATCATTACGCAGAGCAGGTTTTAGCGTGGAAGTAGCAATGGGCATGATGGATAAGGCTTACTTACCTGACTGGTTAATACCACAAACAGCAGATACAGACATCACCCCGTTCTATGACGACGACGAGGACGAGGACTAACTAATTAAGCGCATTGCCTTTATCAGCGATCTGCAAGCCCCGTACATAAATGAAGTAGCAGTAAAAACAGTTGGTCGTTTCTTAGCCAAATGGAATCCACACCAAACAATCTGTGTGGGTGATGAGATAGACATGCCTCAATTAGGCAGCTTTAATGCCAATACCATTGACGAAATGGTTGGCAATCTAGACGAGGACAGAGTATTTACCCAAGAGGTATTAACCTACTTGGGAGTAACCGACATAGTGGGTAGCAATCATGGAATCAGACTATACAGATCAATCAAGAAAAGACTCCCAAGTTTTCTTAACTTACCCGAACTCAAATATGAGCGTTTTATGGGATATGACAAGCTCAACATCAAGTTTCACCCATACGGATTTGACTGGGCAAAAGGTTGGCATGTCACTCATGGCGACGCTTTCCCTATGTCTAACAATGCTGGGCAGACAGCCTTAAACGGCGCACGCCGCATAGGTAAAAATGTTGTCTGTGGTCACACCCATAGGCTAGGTCACATGTCCTACTCAGAAGCCCACAATGGGCGTTTAGGGCGTGTATTACAGGGTGTAGA